ACCGTATGCTCCACGCCACGGGATGAACTTGAACTCGACAATCCAGTCGAGCTTCGTCATCGTGTCGTCGCCCTCTTCCCAGTTCCGGTACAGACCAACGACTTCTGAGCCCAAGTCATCAATCATCAGGATGTAAGGAGCCGACTCACCCTTCGTAATCGGGTCGTCTTCCAGTTCCAGCCATGTATAAATGTGATACACGCGGCGGACACCGTCTTCGTTGTCGTTCTCTGACTTGCCTTCGATCTTGTTTGTGGCCTTCTGAGCGCCAGTAATCTCAGGGTCCATCGTCGCCCGGATGAAACTGATGTCTCGGTACAGACCAGAGTCAATCCGACGCTTGAATTCGTATTCGGAGACGTTGTCAACTTCTGTTATACGCTCGGCAGTGTGGAAACTCCCCGCAGCAAACGGCACAAGTACGTTGTCAATCGGCAGAAACTGGGCACAAGGACGCTTCTTCTTGTCGTCGTACCAGAGTTTCAGGTACTGCGAACCGCCAAGAGGCAACTGGGTGAGCATCTGCTCTTGCTCATCAGCAAACTCTTCGACCTGATCGGTCAACTGCCAGTTCATGAAGTCACGTTTGCGCTCGGCAATCGCAACTTTCTCCTCGTTTACATCACCCATAATCTGAGTACGGGTCGGGCCATCAGGCGGAAACAGTTCTTTGAACGCCCGCGCAGCGAAATCCACGCAGGCTTCGGCCATCATAGGGTGGACAACCTTAGAAGCCCCGTTGAACTGCGCACCACCGGGAGCGTCATTGCCCATTCCAGTACGGCGGATACCCTCTTCGTACTGCTTGTCCCGCTGCTTTCGAGCCTCTTTGTCCTTCTCAACCAGTTGGATGTACCGCAAGGCCATCGAACCCAGGTCAAGAGAATCAATTACATCGCCGTCAGCAAGGTTCTGATAGAAGTCTTCATCTTCCATCGGACCCTTGCCTTCCATCCGGACAATTGCAGAGCCATCAGGAAGCTCCTCAATCTCGGATTCATCAAGGTCTAGTTCAACCTCAACAGGCTCATCCGGCGTCTCTTCCTGTTCGCCCCCCACAAAGCGGTTGAACTCGGGATCAATCGGGAATTCGGTTGCCATGATTAGATTATCGCCTCGTTAAGCACACTCAATCCAGTCTTTTTCACTTCACCACCCTTTTTGTAACCTCTGATTTGCTTTAGGCGGGTGTAATACTCGCCCAGTTGGTTGATGTACTGATCGTCAACAACCTGATGAGGGAACAACTTTTGGATGGTTGGGGTGAAATCCTGTGGGCGCTTGGTTGACTTGATATATGCCGAGGCATCAGGGAAGGCCAACTCAATAGGAGTCAGTTCCTTAGTGTGCCCCAGCGCCTGTCCAGCAATGTCGTGAGAGTAAGTTTGGTGCTTGGAGCCTGGGATAAGGCTGGCTCCGGGCTTCATGCGGCCAACAGAGAGTCCAGTCAGGCTGTGCTCCATGTTGCGCAGGGCTGGCTCCATGATTGCGTACTCGATCTCTTTGCCGCTTGGCAAGCCTAAAGGAGCCGTATCCTTTTCCGTCTTCATGCGTTCGTTGAACCACTTACGCATCTCAGGATTGTTTTGCATGGCCTCATAGGATTCCTTGTAGTTCTCAATTCCAGGGAAGTCCGGAAAGGCAAATCTAATACGCTCTCCCGTTTTTTTGTTCTTCTTCTCGTACCCCTCGCGGATCATCTTATTGAACATCTCCGCGGCCTTTGGGTGGACGTTAGACGCCTGAATCGCCAGCAGGTTTGCATCTGCAAAGTGCTGGGCAAAGTTCATGGCGTCATGGCCCATCGCCAAGTGCTGCGCCAGAATCTCTGGCGTCTCATACATATTGGCAAGGTCGGTCACCTTGTTCTGGAATATCTGAGCAGGCCCCTCGTTAGAAGCCCAGAACCTCGGGTCATCTAAGTCTTGCTTGCCAAGGCCATACTTGGCCCCGCCCTCCTGCACAGATCCAATAGGCAGACCCTCTACTTCCATCAGCATCTGATCGGCCACCGAGATGTCCCCAGGCAGGGCAATCCGCACTTGCCCGACTTCTTCAGGCACTACAACGGACTGCATGACTTCCTTGGTGGGCTGAATATCCACCTGCATCTTCTGGAGCTTGTCAGCCTCCTTCACCGACCGACCAGCAAGGTTTGCTGCGATCTTGTCGGACTGGCGCACATGCTGTCCCATCTGCTGACGGGCAACACGCTCTGCAGTCTTGGTGATCTCTTGCGGAGGTAGGTTAGGAGCCCGCGGCAGGTTCAGAGGCAGGGCTTGGTAGTTGCCAATCGTCTTAGAGCCCTTCAGCGCCTTCAGAAGACCACCGCCTGCCATGTGAGCTTCTTGCTTAGCATCTGCCATACGCAAGGCTTGCATGAATGCCTTCTGATCATCCATGCCTGTTGACTTGAGCTTTGCAGCAATAGCGTCTGTGTCTGTGACTAGACCACCGCGGGCGTAAGCCTGCCCAGTCTCTGGGTTCTTGCCAGTTTCAATGGTGTACAGCTTGTCAGCGAAAGACTTTGCTTCTTCATTCGTCAAATGCTCAGGCACATCATGGCCCGCTGCCTTCAGCTTGTTCAGGTCAATGGCATCAAACATCTCAGCCCGCTCACGCAGCTTGGTGTTTTTGTAGTCTCCGATGCTTCCCCATTTGCCGCTCTTCACGAAGTCTTGCACCATCGGCAAGTATTCTTCCTTTGGTGCGCGGTTTCCTTTGCCTTTGATCTGGACGATGTTCTCTGGAATGTTAGCCTTATCAGGAACAACTTGCTTCATTGCGTCTAAAAGGGCTTCGTCAGAAGCGAAACTACCAGCAACCTTTCTTACGGCGGCTTGCTCTTCTTGCGTCAGGTTGTTAAATGCGGCAGAAAAATCTCCCGGACTTGTTTCCACCGTCACATGAGGCTCACCCTTGGCGTCACGCAGGGAGTAGATGCGGGAGCGGCCTTTCATCACATCGGGGCAGTAGCCACCTACGCAGTGGCCCATCACATCGCCTTCGTACTTCAGAGCTTCTTCTAGCGTTTCCCTCGGCCACGTCTCTGGACTGCGCCCTTCGGCCTGTAGCTTCTTGATCAGGGCCTTACGCTCCTCAAGAGGCATCGTCTCGTTGCTGGGAGCCTTCAACTCCACCCACTGCATCTTCTGCTCGGGGTACTCTTTGAAGGTGAAGGTGGCAGGGTTACGAGCCTTTGCTGCATCAGCTTCTACTTTCTGGGCAGCACGCCACTCGTTGATCTTGGCAACACGCTCTACAGCCTGCGCCATCGTTACCTTCTTTAGGTCTTCAGGCTTCCAGCGAAGATTAGCTGGTAGATCAGAGTCAGCACGGGTTGCGTTGCGCAGTTCGTCTATGAGGTGCTCAAAACCCGGCGTGTAATCACTAACATCATCTGAGATTAGTCCATAGACTCGCTGTTCGCTTGGGACTTTCTCAAGCCAGCTTAAATCTTTGCCACCAATATCTGCTTCATCCCTAGCAGTCAACCCCAGCCGGAAATTAGCCTGTGGACCCAAAATATCTTCTGGGTTGCCTCGGTAGTAACCCTCAACCTCCATCCGAGCCCAGTCTTCTATAGCTTTGTCTCGATTCTTATCGGTAATCTTGTAGTCAACATTGAACTCGTCTTCCAGTTGCTTGTTAGAAGTGTTTTTGAATGTGTCTTTAAGTTGTTCGACTCTCTCTCTGATAAGAATCCTGTCTACTCCCCCATGAATGTCAGAGGTTGTCTTAGCGCCCTCGTACTCTTTCAGGGCGCCACGCAACTTGCCAGCAGACTGCGAGGCAATCAGGCGGTCAGTGATGTTCTCCCAATCCCGTGCCTGTGGACTTTGGCCCAACCCCTCTTCCGGAAACCCCGCCTCTTTGCGGTATAGCTTTGTCCATCCCCCTACTGTCTCTGGAGGAGGATTTTGTAAGTGGGTAACACCACGTTCAGCCAAAGCCCTCACCGGGTCTTCCGGTGTACCCATCTCGTTCTTGATGTACTTGTTGAGCTTGGTGTCAACCCAGTTGTTGACCGCAGTCATTTCCTCTAACTGCCTAACACTCGGCTCGATACGCCGCATTAAGTCAGGATGAGTCTCCTCTGGCGTATAAATCCTTCGCATATCAGCCAAGGCATCTGCTGGCTCACTACCACCCGCAGTAAGTGACCGCAACGGTTTGGTCTGCTTCTCAACCGTGCCCGCCAACCAGTTCCCACCCTTTGGCTTGATCACAGACGGAGCCAGCCCACTCTTCAGTAGGTATCCCTCTGCCATCTCAGCAGCCTTCGGCCCCAGAGCCTTTCCTGCGGCCTTAGCGCCCCTAGCTAGAGGCTTGGCTACAGGAAACGCCTGTAGCGCCCCCAAGCCCAATCCAAGGCCCGTCGTCAGTCCGCTATCGGTCTCTTGCCCTTCGCGGACCATTGCGCCCGCTTCCTCGCCAACATAAGGAGAGAACGGGACAAACTCTTGCAGGCCAATACCAAACGGCAATACGCTCTCTTGCCCACCCAGCAAGCTCTGCGATACCGTCCTTGCACGGGGACCACCAACCTTGGGGGTGAGATACCCCTCAAGGCTTCGAGCGTGCCTCTGAGCCATTGAAGGAGCAGGCAGCGCCGTCATCGAGGCTTCAGGCTCAGGACGCCTGCGAAGCACCGTATCAGTCAGGCGCTCCTTCCCACCGATAGGAACATCCAGCACAGACGACCCAGGCGGAAACTCTGCCTCCTTCGGCCGCTTACCAGATGAAGGCATAACGCCGAATGCGGCACCACCCTTACCAGTAACACCTCGTCTGCGGGCAGCCTCAATAAAGGCTTGCCTGTCCTGCTCGGGTAATTCCATGCCTGCTCCTAACGTGCGGCGGCAATCTTAACCCCTGCCTATCTCTTTAAGCAAACGAGGGCCAGCCGTGTAATGCCAGCGCCAGGACTTGGTTACACCATCCTTCTTGCGGGTTCTCGTAATCCAGCCGTTCTGCTCTGCCTGTTGCAAAGTAGCCCGGATGTTGTTGTGATCCACATCCCACTTCAGCCCAATGTCCTGACTAGTTAACTCCTCATCAGGGTTGACGGCGAAGAACACACACAGCGGAGTAACTATGCTCATCAGTCACTTTGTCAGGTAGCTGAAGACTTCGTATCGGCCGCAAGACTGACACCACCACCTGTACCTATTCCCCGTCAGGTCTGACCTGCTCAGAACTCCACCACACGGACACATAGTTGCTCTTCCTATTGTTAACCTGACACATGGCGCATATCCGCCTACCGTCAGCAGTAGGCATGACTTTGTTACGCCTCTTACTCATACCACCAGTGCTGTACATCGTACAGAGTGTGTCATGCCCATTCCACAGATGCGCCGCACCCTTCTTACTTGTTGGCCTGTACAGATACATATCTAACCTCCAAATGACAGGCTCGGAGAGAGTGACTGAGCGACTGAGCAAAGCACACCCCTAGCCCAGCATGTAAGCCAGGGATGGCTGCAGTTCCAGGCGCGTCGGTCGTTCCTTCGCTTCCTTCGGCTACGGACATCTCTCAATGTTCCGCCGTAGCTGGTCAGACATTTGGACCCATTGTGAGATCCCTCCTTAGCGCACTGACCAAGCTCGACCCGGATGTTGCCGTTGCCCCGGATAACCCCAACCTCTTCGGCCTGGATCCGTTCTGGCGGATTCATCAACATCCGGCGCTATCCACACCCGCGCTTGCCGTGTCGGCAGTCTTTACGGCTCTCGTCTCAGGGAAAGACGTTCGTTGCCACCAAAAGCCCTGAAACCAGTCAGAGTAGAAACGACAAAGCCCTTGCTACTGCCTCCCGGTAGAAACCCCTCCGGGGCGGGAGAGGCGGTAGGCATGAGCAAGGGCTCTTAAGTCGGTTTCTACGCCAACAGAACGGACTGTATAGATGTGCAGTGCGCCTGTCAACAGGGTTGATGATGCACCCACACTTCATTACCCGTCTCAGGGTCTTTGAAGTCCAGCCTAGGAAAGCACCAACACAAAGGGGTCATCACATGCCCCTCTCCCAAGAAGTGCGTCCTGACAACAGGCTCACTCGGAATAGGGGTTGGTTCTTCTTTGTCTGCCAGAGTCTGCATAGTCTTCTTCATCCCAGTCATCTCTCGGTGGCGGGTCAACCTCGAGCCAGCCAGCGTCACGGAGGAACCGCAGGGCCTGCGTAGCGCTGTCCACAAAGTCATCGTGCGTTGTCTCAGGGAACGAGCAGATCTGAGACACGAACCCTTCAGCCCAGTCACGAACATAGCCCTTCCTCTGGGAGGACTCAGGTATCCACACCCTGCCGCGGCTGATGATGTTGCTGACGATGTTCAGGCGCTGCAGCTTGTCAGCCTTGCCGGGGTTATACGCCCTCACAGGCAGATGCGCTCTCTGCAGGTCTTGGATCAGAGAGATGCCTGCGGACTTGTCCTCGATGAGTATGAGATCCACGCGCTTCTTCTCTTTGCCTTCTCCGAAGATCGTCTCATACTCGTCGATGACCTTCGGCCGCAGGTCCGGGTACTGCATCCTCTCCTGCCAGCAATCAATAAGCATCGCAGACATAGGCCCGTCAAGTGGCTTAAAGACTCCCCAGGTCGTACAGGCAGTTGGGTCATTCTGTGTCTTCTCGCTGGTGGCGCAGTCGTAGGACTGGACGATGTACTCAAACTTCGGGAACGCCTTGCCATCAGGCCACAGCTTGAACATGCTGCGCTGCACAATCCCGCCCTCTTCAGGGTCGATGATCTCAGCGTGAATCTCCTGCCTGCCTAGCTTCGTCCCCTCGTACTGCAGGATCTGCTTCTGGAAGGACGGCGCTAGGTTCGCGAGGTTCGCGTAGGTGCTGGCAGTCGTCAGTGCTACGTCATCACCCTCGCGGCCGACCAGTTCCACGATCAGATCCTTCGGCCGCGGGGTAGTGGTGGCAACGATGCGGGTTCTGGTTCCCAAACGGACAGAGAACTGGATCTGGTCCCAGGCTTCCTGCAGGTACTCCCAGGCAGCAAGCTCATCCAGCCATGCCCCATGGAACTGCGGCCCCCGGAAGCGATCAGGCTCAGAAGCCGGGATGCCCTTGATCAGGCTGCCGTTGGTCAGCTTGAGCTCGTGGTGCTGCTTGTTGTAGTCAGCAATCAGCGGGGCAGGAATGACGTTCAGAAGGCCGCTATCGCCCTCGAAGCAGGTGGCCTTGACGTCAGCACTTGTCGGAGCTCCAACGAGCCAGCGGGTCCATGGCTCCGTCCAGGCCCACCAACCTACCTGCTCAGCGGCCGTCCGCGT